GGCAAAAAATAGATAACGAACTTTACACTAAATCAATTTATTATGAACCAACAAGATTGGCTTCATATTATGATTATGAATCTATGGAATTTACACCAGAAATTTCAGCAGCTTTAGATATATACGCTGAAGAATCTACAACCCCATCAGAAAAAGGGTACATCCTATCAATTAATTCAGAATCTACTAGAATCAAATCTATATTAGGTGATTTATTTAATAATATTCTGGATATAGACACAAATTTAATTATGTGGATTCGTAACGCTTGTAAATACGGTGATAATTTTGTCTACTTAAAAATAGACCCAGAAAAAGGTATCATAGGTTGTAACCAACTACCCAATATTGAAATTGAAAGAACCGAAGGGCACAGTTACTTAAACCAGATATCCAACGATGATAGTAAAACACATCAAGTAGAGTTTAAATGGAAAGAAAAAGATTTAACTTTTAATTCTTGGGAAATAGCACACTTTAGATTACTAGGGGACGATAGGAGATTACCTTATGGAACATCAATGTTAGAAAAAGCAAGAAGAATTTGGAAACAATTACTTTTAGCTGAGGATGCTATGTTAGTTTATAGAACATCTAGAGCTCCTGAAAGAAGAGTATTTAAAGTTTTTGTGGGTAATATGGATGATAAAGATGTTGAAGCTTATATTAATAAGGTGGCTAATAAGTTTAAACGTGACCCCGTAGTAGACCCACAAAATGGAAATGTAGATTTAAGAATGAATCAAATGGCTGTAGACCAAGATTATTTTATACCAGTAAGAGACCCTGCGGCTGTAAGTCCCATAGATACGTTACCTGGAGCTACTAACCTTAGTGAAATAGCGGATATAGAATATATCCAGAAAAAACTTTTAGCCTCATTAAGAATACCAAAAGCCTTTTTAGGTTTTGAAGAAGTAGTAGGTGAGGGTAAAAATCTAGCTTTATTAGATATTCGATTTGCTAGAACGATTAACAGAATTCAAAAAGCTATCATCCAAGAATTAAATAAAATAGCTATCATACATCTTTATGTGTTAGGATTTGAAGACGAACTAGAGAATTTTTCTTTAGGTTTAACCAACCCATCTACACAATCTGACCTACTAAAGTTAGAACAGTGGCAGACTAAAATAACATTATATAAAGATGCTGTTGGAGACCCTGGAAGTGGAATAGCTCCTGTTTCTGCGACATGGGCTAAAAAATTCATTCTGGGCATGAGTGATGAAGAAATTAAATTAGATTTACAACAACAAAGATTTGAAAAGGCTGTATCTAAGGAGTTAGAAACAACACCAGAAGTTATAAAAAAGACAGGTTTATTTAATACAGTAGATAAATTATATGGTGAACCACCAGCACCAGAAGGTGGGGGTGACGTAGATGCTGAAGAACCTGGATTAGATATGGGTAGTGAAGAAACGGCAGATTTTGACATGGGTGGTCCAGAAACAGAAGCTCCAGGAGCGGGTGAAGAAGTTACTGAACCAGTAGCAGCCGCAGAATCATATAATCAGGAAAAAGGATTACCACTCCTAATGGAAAAAAATCAACTATCACTTAGTGGTTTAGAAGATGTAGTTAGTAGAACTAATCAAAATATTAACACTATTACTGAAAATATAGATGAGTTATTAGAAGATTAGATATATTTATTATAAAACTACATTTATGAAAAATTTCTCTTATTACAAAAATAACATAGATTCTATATTAGAAAATTCATTTAGAGATACTAAAAAATTTAAAACTAACTTATCAGTTATAATGGGTACTATGAAGTTTTCTAAAACTCTTAGAGAATTTTTTACATTATATAACGACATTGAGAGCAAGAAATTTAATGGTATTGATGAAGGTGCAGCGTATGTAAATGAAGCTATAGATTACCTAAAAAGTCGAAAAAAAAATCTACAAAAAGTAAAACCAATACTGGATAAAATAATAGCTGATAGAAAAGAACTTTGTGAAAATAGAACTAATACTATATATAAAAATATAGATAATGTAGTTTTCAATAATAAAGTTACTAGTTTAGAATTGGTTGCAGAATCTAAACAGATTCTAACAAAACACCTAATAACTGAAAAGAAAAAGACCGTAAGTAAAATAAATAACCCAAAAATTTTATCTCACGTATTAAGTAAAAATTATAATGAAGTGTATGGTAATAAGTTAACAGAAAACCAACAAGAAATATTAAAAAATACTTTATTAATGACAGAAGATACATTAAACAAGGAGTTTGATAATGTAAAAGAGATATCATTAAATAAAATAAATTCATTACTTTCTGAGTCAAAAGACGAGACACTTTCAGCTAAATTAGTACAGGTAAAAAACGAAATTAAGACTCTAAAAAATAGTAAAAAATCTTATATTAGGGTTAGGGGCTTGTTAGAGGACTTGAAGTAATTTCCTATATTTTTTATATTTTAACATAGAAACTATTAAATATGTTAAAACAAGGAAGAGAAGTAAAAACACAGATTTCGGATTTATTTAGAACGTCTTACGGGACTGTAGACGTAACATCATTAAAATCATTATTCATTAATTTATCTACCTGGGCAGAACCTTTGGAGGAGCACGAAAACTGGTCAGGTAAAGTTAAAAAATTTAAAAATAAAATAAAAACCACTATACATAACAATATAGAAACCTCACTATTCAAACAAATATCTATAGTAGATTTAGATTTAAGAGCTAGTGGTATTAAAATAGGAAAAAGAAGTTTTATAAGGTGTGAAATAACTCTCTTCTTAAAACCCAAACAAAAAATAGATATGAAATCAAAAACCGTATCTGGACAAATACAAGAGATAACAACTAAAGTCATAGAAGATTCTTTCCTAACATCTAGAACGTTTAAATTCTACAGTACCAAAAAATAACACTCACAAAAATACTAGGTTTTTTTATTTCCTATTATATTTATAAGAAAAGTAATTTATGAGAGTTTTAGAAGCTAGAGAATGTGGTCATGGTATTTTAGTAGAACATGACGGATATATATCACCAGATGACAATAAAAATATAATTTCAGAAATGAAGTCTAATGACTTTGGTGGTGAGATATATATGAATGCTATCCTACAAAAATTTGACACTCCAAACAGAAACGGCAGAATATACCCAGAAAAAATACTAAAAAGAGAAAATGAAAGATATCAAGAGATAATAAAAAAAGGTGGGGCTATATCAGAACTTAACCATCCAGAATCTTCTTTGATAGATTTAGATAGAGCTTCTCATATCATCACAGAAACGTGGTGGGATGGAAATAGACTTATAGGTAAATTAAAGTTACTTACATCTCCTGGTTATATAAAAGAAGGTATAATTTCATGTGTCGGTGACCAAGCAGCTAATCTTTTAAGACAAGGGGTCACACTAGGAATATCATCTAGAGGTGTTGGTTCATTAACTAAAAATGGTGAGTACAATCAAGTACAAGAAGACTTTGAGTTAATATGTTTTGATTTGGTTTCATCACCATCAACACCAGGCTCTTACTTATTTAAAGAAGATGAAAGTGCTGACAGTGTTGATGAAACAGGTGAAGTTGTGGAGTCATCAAACCCACCACAAGACAATTTTAATAAATCATTATCTATGATGTCAAAATTAGATAATTTTTTAAATAGATAAATTTCCCCTAATCGATTAATAATAAGGATTTTTTACAATCTCAATATATTTATTATAAAACCGCATTTATGCATGCGGCGTTTTATTAATAAACTTATAAAAAAATAAAAAAAACGTGAGTGAATCAATTTTAGAAAAAGCGTTGCTCGAGGCGGAACAGTTGGAAGAAACTATGAAGTCTAATGCAAAAGAAATACTTGCTTCAACTATGAAGGAAGAAATTCAAGAACTAGTAAAAGAATCGTTAAACGAAGACGATTACCTTAAGGAGCAAGAAGAAGAAGAAGAAGTTGATATTATCGATATTGATGATGAAATGGAAGGTGATGAACCTGAAATGGAATTGGATATGGTAGGTGATATGGAACTTGACATTGAGGACGAGACAGACGACGTAGAGTTGCCTGAACTGCCACCTCTAGACTTAACATTAGCATCCGATGAAGAAGTGTTAAAAGTATTTAAAGCAATGGGAGACGAAGACGGAATCATTATCCAAAAAGATGATGAGGAAATTGAGTTAACCGATACTACTACAGACACTGAATACATCATTAAATTAGACGAAGAAAAAAAATCAAAAACAATGAAAAAATCAATTAAAGAAATGGACATGGACGAAATGGACATGGAAGAAATGGAAAACATGGACGAAATGGACATGGAAGAAATGGATAACATGGACGAAGGTCACAAAGAAATGGACGAAATGGATGAAGTTGTTTATGAAATTGAATTGTCTGAAGACTATGAAGAAGAAGACCACAAAGACAGAGATGAATTTGATGGTAGAAAATCTAAAGTAGTTGGTGTGGATTCGGATATTAAAAAACAAAGAATGGGGGAAGCTGATATGGATTTAGGACCTGAAGATGAGATGGATGAAATGCATCACGCTAAAGAGGGTTATACTAAAGAAGCTTATATGGATGAAGGTGAACACGAAATGGAAGAAGGTGACTATGGATTCAAAAACCATAAAGGCCACTCTAATCAGGGTTACTTGGATAGAGAAGCTGATATGTTAGGTGGAGAACACGGTCATGAAGACGATAAAATGTCTTTAAAAACCAGAGCTAGAATGGCAAGAGGTACTAGAAAATATGACATGGGAGAGGCTTCAAGAACTTTAGGGTTCGGAAGAAAATCTGATGGAAAACACAAACCTTCTGGTATTAGAAAAGCTATTACTCCAAATCGTAACTTAGGTGAAAGTCGTATTAGAAAGTCCTACAATCTTCTTAAAGAAGAGGTAGAAACTTTAAAAGTTAAAAATTCTGACTATAAGAAAGCATTAACAACTTTTAAAGATAAACTGAATGAAGTAGGTGTGTTTAATTCAAATTTAGCTTACGTAACACGTCTATTTACTGAACATTCAACTACCAAGCAGGAAAAAATCAACATTTTAAAACGTTTTGATGGAGTTAATTCATTAAAAGGTTCTAAGGGGTTGTATAAGGTAATCAAAGAAGAACTTACTCAGGAAGTAATTAAACCTACAAAAACAATTTCTGAGTCTGTGGAAAAGAAAATTACTAAGACTCCTACTAGTGGAGGTAAACTATTGGAATCAAAAGTTTACGAAAACCCACAATTTAGTAGGATGAAAGACTTAATGTCTAAAATTAAATAAACGCTTTTTAAAAAAATAAAAAAACTATGGGAGCACTATTAGAATCAGGTATGGTTGGTAACATTGGGTTAAAACACCTTAAAGTTATCAAAGAAGATACCTTAAAAAAATGGAACACACTTGGTTTTCTTGACGGTCTTAAAGGACACGTTAAAGAAAATATAGCACAGTTATATGAAAACCAAGCTACACACCTAATCAACGAAGCTACTACAGCTGCTGATTCAGGTTCATTCGAAACAGTTGTTTTCCCAATAATTAGAAGAGTATTCTCGAAATTATTGGCAAACGACATCGTTTCTGTACAAGCTATGAATTTACCAATTGGTAAGTTATTTTACTTTGTACCTAAAATCGCAGCTTATTCATCAACAGGTGTACAATTTGCACCTTTTGGAGCACCAAATGCAGCACCAGGTGCAGCAACTGGATACCAACCAGGACCAGGAGCTGGATTCTCAGCAAATTCAACATCATTATATGATGATTTTTACGCTGGAAATGCACCACAAGAAGCAAACGATGGTTTATACGACTACTCAAAAGGAAGTTATACTGAGGCAACTCAAGTATTATATCCTTGGGCATGGTCAGGAAACCAATTAGTTACTGACGCTGCAAACTGGGCTACTTACCACGTTGCTTGTAGAAGAACAATTGTTGTTGCTTTAACTGGATTTAGTACTACTGGACCAGGTAAATTAACTGACGCTAAAGGTAATGAAATGGATACTGAAGATTTCTTAGCTTCATTAACTATTGCGAACACTCATGACATTGTTTGTTGTGATAATGACGCAAGTTCTACTGATGTATCTACTACAGCTACTACTTATGCAGGTGGTGCAGCAATCTTATTCCGTGTAGTTACACAAAAATACGGATTTGGTATTGTTGATAGAAGTGATGTTTGTGACTCTACAGGAACAGTATATATTGAATTAGACTTATCTTGTCCAGCTTGTATAACATGTAGTTCAACTGACGGTTATGTAGGTTCAACTGCTGATACATCTTACGATTTTGGAGCTACT